GACCAAGTTGAAATCAATGCTCTCTATGAGATTGATAATAAAATCATTATTGACGATGTAATCAAAGATAAGTTCACAAAAGAAGGCAAAGAAAGATTTAAACCTCTCTTTGCCCCTGCTAAAAAAATTGCTAAAAAATTATCTGCCAGATTATCTTTCTGATGTAAATTGTGTGATAATCCATCCAATCACTAAAACTGGTAACTGAACTAAAACGTTATAAAGAATTTCTAGAAAGATATTATTCTTCTCTTCTTTACGTTTATCCTTTGCTGGTGCCGTGGTCATTTTGTAACACCTTAAACAAATCTTTACTATTTAACAAACTAGTATCAAATTGTAAAGATTTTTTTCGCCCTCTTCGTGCTGGTCTCCTAACAAAACGAATGACTTCTGGCGGTTGTTTTTTAGGAATAGGTCTTCTGTTTTCAAGCATTATTCCATCGTGAGTTAGGAGTCTTGCTAAAATTAAAAAATGTAAAACTATTCTTTTCATTTTTTCTTTAACTTAAAAGCGGCATCGCCAAGAAAAGAACCAACAGCAAGGACAAGTACTTTTGCATATGCATCTCTACTTGTACTTTCAAGTTCCACTTGCCCTTCTGTACGAATCGCAACAGATTCCACAGCAGAAATCATTAGGGCACTCCAAATAATTAAGAATAGTCTTACGATATTAAAGTAAATCACTTCTTACGCTTTGCATCAAGTTCAGCAAAGTTTTTCACTTTGGTTCCACCATCATAATTCCAGGCATATCCTTCGGAAATCATCTGATCATTGAGTGAAGTTGGTTCATCATTAATAAACAGATGTCCGATGATTCTTCCATACTTTTCTGTGGAGTCTGGAAGTTCAGTCTTGATTAGAATATTTTTGGCACCTTCGCAACGATGCTTCAACCATTCTTTTGATTCAAGTCCGTATTTTTTTTCGTTCGCATCTGCTGTGCGACTTTCTGGGGTATCGACACCAGCAAGACGAATTCTCTTAGTAAGGGAGATATCAAAACCCAAATCAATATCAGCGTCAATAGTGTCGCCATCTACAACCTTGTGAATTTGACGTATTCTATAGATATAGGGATCTTTATTGTCCATTAGAAAGGAAACTTAATACTCCCAGTATTTAGTTTGGGGATAGGTAGTTTCTCAAATGCTTTGGTGACTTGCTTCTCTACAACAGCACCAACAAATGCTTCTGGATTATCTAGAATCTTTTGTGCTTTCTGGTAAGTGATATAAGCACCCACGCCAATAGCAGCACTAATGCCTAGACTTGTGATTGATAGAATTAGACTCAGATGTTTCATCTTTCATCTCCTCAGATGCTAACTTTAATATGTAGTAAATGATGTATGCAGTAAAAGTAAGTCCACAAGACAAGATTATCACAACACCATAAGGAAACTGATCCATTATCTTCTCTCTTCTTTATGTATCCAAACTTTCAGATCTTTTACATATTTTCTTAATATTTCTGCTTGTGATAAGTGCCAGTCATCTCCTGTTTTAATATATGCCTTGACGTGTTCATCAACAGCATCAAGGCATTTTTTAATTACAGGATTCCAAGGTTGCCGAATTGGAGTATTCCATTCACGTGGCATAAAACCTCATTACTTTTTCTTACCACCGTTCTTTGCTTTCTTAGCAGTAGCATTTCCCTGGTTCTGCTTGGATTGTTTTCCACCAGCAGAACCTTTCTTACCTTTGTTTGGTGACTTAGACATTATGCTCCTGGAGTACGTGGTTGAACTTGACCCTCTTCAAGAGCTTCAACTCTTTCTTCAAGAGATGGAGCTGCTGCTTCGGGAGCAGGTGGTTCTGGTGGAGTTTCTACAAACTCTTCCCTTTTAGGTTCTGCTTTTTTTTCATCTTCTTCATCTCCACCTTTCTTCATAGTATTAATTCCAAAGGTTGCGGCAGAGGCAGTAAAAACAGTCGCAATAAAAGTGGGGTCCATCTTGGATAGAGCCCCAGCATAACTAGCAGTTAGAAGAGCAGCAGACCATCCAAGGATGGCAATACGAATCACTTGCCCCAAAGCATTCTCCTTTTTCTTGTCCATCAGTGTCCGTGTGATGAAGTCTGTAATATTTAGGATTTTAGAACTTAAATTTAACCTTTGCAGATACTGCTGTGTTAGAAACCCCATCATTAATTTGATGAATTCCTTCAATGATTATCATTTCCTTATAATCAACAGAAGCATTTGCCTCGATCATTCCACTGGTTTCATAAGAACCACCGACAGTTATGCCGAATAAATCCTTCTTCTTACCACCAAAACGATGCGAAATATTTAGACCAACCTCACCAGAATGTGAAGTTTTGTTTATAGCATCTACGGTTCTTCTTGATTGAATAGAACCAGTTTCAGTAAAACCATCTCTCTGGTAATTACCAACAGTATATCCAACAAATGGAGTTATGTTCTTATTGAAATGCCAGAATAATCTGTTATTTACAGACCATTCTTTTCCTTGTGTTGAACTTTCGTTATTAAAGATACCCTGAATATTTCTTGATACATTATATTTGTTCTGAGAGAAACCAGCATTAGTTAAGAGTGAGAATGTATTTCCACGGAACATATTAAAGAAACCATAATGACTTTTAACAAGACTAGAAGTACTATCAACACCACCTAAATCAATATTAACATTATTATACTGACCACCAATAGTCCAAGTTGGTTTAATATCAATTTCTAATCCGCCACCAATAATCAGAGATTTGCCAGTGTATCCATAATCACCATAAGACCAAGCATAATAATTGTTGCTGAATACTCTTACTTTATCTGTGGTTGGTTGAGATGGTTCGTGAATGAAAAGATTTTGTAATCCACCACCAATCTTATCTAAAACTTCGTGTTGATCAATACGTCCAGAAAGAACATCGTGAGTATTATTTGTATCAACAGAAAGAAGTAATGAACTTATAACAGTTCCATCACTATAAGTATCCTGCTGTAATAAAGGAGTTTGACTTGTAGTTGCAAAATCTCTTCTAATCTTTTGGACTCCATCCTTCTCAGATGCAGTATGAGTCACCTCAGTAGTAACAACAATAGGAAGTCCAGGTGCAGGAACAGTAACAGAGTTTAATAATATTGGTGGTTCTGGCTCTGGTGTAGGTTCTGGTGTGGGCTCAGGTGTAGGTTCTGGTGTTGGTTCTGGAGTAGGTTCTGGTTCTGGTGTTGGTTCTGGGGTAGGTTCTGGTTCTGGTGTTGGTTCTGGGGTAGGTTCTGGTTCTGGTGTTGGTTCAGGAGTTGGAGTTGGTGCTACTTCATCAACAGATGGTGCATCTGGATTGTTTGGAGCAACAGGTGTAAATGCTTGACCATTCTGTGTTGTAGTTCCAGGCTGACTATCAACTAAGAGAACTGGTGATAATGCAGTGTCTCCAAGATTGAATACTGCAAATCCTAAGAGATAATCACCATCAGATCCTACTTGATATGTCGAATACTGCCATCCAGTAGAACCATAAGTTCCAGTTGAATAATCACCAGTTCCTGGATTAGTAAATCCAAGCAGTGCGTAGTTTTGAAGTTGGTTATTAACTGTTACTGTTGGAGATGAACCTGTTCCTTGATAGACAAGTGATGTGATAGAACCATCATTGAAAGGAACATAATCAGTTCCAATGTAGTTCCAAGACATTGTATAAACTGTTCCAGTTTGCAAAGTCACTGACTTTGTAATCCAAGCAGCATCAGTAGGAGTTGGATTTCCTAATCCAGATGCCTGCTGTTGTTGTATAAGAAGATCTTTGATTGCTTGGTTTTCTGCCGCAGTTAATCCAAGTGCTTCTGTTGCTTGGTTAAATGTTGCTTGACCATTTGGTTGTAATGCAGCTCCAGCATCTCCATAAGGAGCAAACTCCCAAGTAGATGGAGTTACTGCTGGTTGATAATAAGGATTAGGAGAATTATCAGGAAGAGTTGGACTTCCTACTGCTCCATGAGAAGGTGCATTGAAGATTACTGGATTATCGACAACACTAACACCAGTTCCCTGCCCAGTAATTGTACTGTCTAGTGTTCCTGTTTGAGTTCCAGTATTCCATCCTGAGGTATTTCCAGACTCAAAATCTGTACCAGAAATAGTATCTGCAAATGCAGTTGGTGCTCCCATTAAAAGAGCAGACGCTAAAACAAGCGCCTTCTTAGCGTAAGACATAAAAAGTCCTCTATGACTCAGTGTGTACTAAACGAAACAAACTAAAGTTGTTTAAAAGTAAAGTATTCACCAAGTCACAGAGGACTCGGGGTATGTAGATTCAGACCATTTAAGATCAAGAATCAGTATTGATTTTAACTATTTATCCTTTTTTCCATGCTTCACCTTCTGCCTTTCTTCTACGAGCAAGACCTGCTTCTACATTTGAACCAGGATTGCGATAGAGATAAAGAGCATCGGGAACTAAGTCCCATTCTTTATTCTTTAGGCGTTTAGTAATAGTATTAAAGTTATCACCACCGTAGAAACCAGCGCCGAGATTATAAGCAAAGCTGAGCAGAGCGCCTCTTTTTCCATCTGACATTTCATTCCAATGTGGGATTTTACGTAATGAAGGAAGAAACTGATTCTTACACTGACTAATCAGTAGTTCATCTGCTTCTGCCTGAGTAATGGTATCGCCCATATGGAATGGTGAACCATCCTTTTTACGAGTTGAACCCCAACCAATTGTAATTGGAAGTCCACCAGTCAGAGGATCTGGATATGCTTTAAGGTGGCATCCTTCAAACTCTTTAATGAGTTTTAGACCCATCATAGGCATATCGTCACCACCAGATACAGAAGCGGCAGCAGATGGTGCTGATGCTGGTGCCGCATTACCCTTTTTTCCGCGATAAATGTCCGCCCAATCTACATCATCCTCAAGAAACTTAACAGGTAGATTATCTTCTAACCACTGAACTGCTTTTACGTGATTAGGATTCTTCTCGTCATAAAACTTGAAGAAGTTGTGTAGGTCAATTCTTGCCATTTGATCCTCCGAAATACTTTTGATACAATTGATTTGCTTCTACATGCTTACCATGATTTGTAAGATCCTTAATAACTTTAAGCATCTTTCTCTTGAAATTAGTCGAAGATTCTTCCCCACCCATCGTTTCCTCCTGGACACCAACGGTGCTTAAGAACTGCTTTGGTGTAAATGGTCTTCTTACCATTCGTTACAGGACCAGTATAGTTATCGTTTAGAGAACCATATGGATCTAACAACAGGTTTTCCTCTATCAAGGCTCTTATCAATATCCGAAAAAGAAAGATTGTAACTAAAATGAGATTTGATACCGTATCCTGCAAGAACCTTTGTCTGTACAGCATGGTCGGTAGTATCACCAATTGCAAATACTTTCTTGACATATTCGTCATCACCTTTAATGCTTCCTGGTTTGAGGAAAGCAAGACACATAGCACACGATGAACTATTACAAGTTCTATGTGCATCTCTGTAGTTGTCTACTTGATTAAAGTATGGAACTGCAAGAACTTCCGGAGTTGGTGGTTTAGTTCTATACATTCCAATCCAATCAGTCTCTGAATCATCCAGAAATTGAGCAGGTAGGTTATCCTCTAACCATTGAACTGCTGCTACGTGATTTGAATTGTTTTCGTCGTAAAACTTGAAAAAGTTGTGAAGGTCAAGTGTCATCTTCCTCTCCTATGAACTCTAATGAGAAAATATCATGGTTTAAAATATCTGGATTCAA